TTTTTTTTCGTATCCCGTAGGGATACGTTTTTTTCCAGAGCCGACTATTATACCCCATCGCTCAACGCGATCCCGCGAACATTATAAGGGCCAAAAACGGCCTGTCCATTCAGCCCAATTTTGCCACTACAATGTATCGCGTGGGACATCAACGCACACATACATTATTACGCATGCGAAAACCCACATATAACCCCCCATACATTCACCTCACAGCACCCCGATTTTGGCCTTTACTCCCTACGGGAGTAGCCTACTCACACAATTCGGACCAACGGATTTATAGGCCAACAAGAACATCACCCCCCTTTGAGCTATAATAACTAAGAGCCTTCGCCTATATACTATAGGCCACATCAAGGCATTATAGCCTTCTGGGAACTAACTACTATAGGCAAACGTCTAAGGGAGATAAAGACCAAGGCCATATAGCCTACCCAGATAAAGCACAGGCCATAATACGTAGGGCAAGTCATGGGAATGGGAGAAGCAGTGTCTGCCAAGTGTTATAGTCTACTACGTAGACCAAAGGGGGGGCCATAGCCTACAGCCGACTACTATAGCCTCGTATAACCCATAATAGCGGCTTGTAACCGTATTGGGCCGTCATATAACCCGGCATAGAGCCGCAACTGACGACTATAGTTCCGTAGGAACCTACGTAGGCGTTAGTACAACGCACGCGGTTGGTTGGCTGTCGTCGTTCCCCCCTGCGCCATGCGTATATAATATATAGCACCCATACAACGCTATATAAAATTTCCCAACTTTGTTAATATTAAATTTTTTATTATCAAAAATTATTTGTGTTCCCAAAGAGGCTATATTGCCTTTATATAATGAATTGGCTTCTGTTTCATGTGAAACATTTAATTGCTTATTAGAAAGCTGTGGGTTATAATTATTATAAATAGGAAAGGCTGTATTATGGCTAAAGATATTGTTTGGTTAGATTCTTTAAAGGCGTTGGATGCATTACGAGTGTTAAAAGATGATTGTGAGCATCCACGCAATCGTGTGCGTTGGAAATTGTCTACTGCTGAGTATCATTGTCGTGAATGTCAAACATTGTTTTCTTATGACGAGGTAGCTGCTATTGTCAACTCAACTAACACAGCAACAAACTAAGCCTGCACGTAAAGGGTCGTCTACACAACTGTCTATTGCGTTTAGTAAAAAGCTTGTAGCTCAATATTATTTGCAGGGACGTACGCAATCAGATATGGTAGAAGAATTATCTATTTCTATGACTACCGTGCAAAAGTATTTAAGAGAGTTGCGTGAAGAGTGGAAAGTAAAAGCTTTATATGATTTTTCATTGGCTAAAGCTGAGCAATTAGCGCGTATTGATGAGGTTGAACGTGTAGCATGGGAAGGGTTTCATAAGTCTGTTCAAGGTTCTGTTTCTACTACGACCATGAAATCTAAGGGCAGTACTAGTTCTAAAATGAGAACTAAAACTAAGCCTTCTGTGTCTGACACTAAATGGTTAGATAAAATACAGTGGTGTGTAGAGCAACGATCTAAAATTTTAGGGTTGTATGCACCTAAAAAAATAGATCAAACTATAAAAAATGATCGCAAGCTAGAAGAAATGACAACAGAAGAATTGCTTAATCTTGCTGACAAACAAGCTATTGAGCCGTTATATGAAGTAGATGGTTCACTAAAAGAGTTTGGGCAGGATGGTGTTGAGATAGGATCTAAGGCAGGTGAAGAAGACTTAACTGCATAAAGGCGGTATTTTAATTGGGGTATACAGATCAAGAAAAAGATATTGAAGCAATTAGGCGTAAACAAGCTATACAAGAAGTTTTGCGTAGAAAAGAAGCGCAAGAGCATCTCATATCTTTTACACGATATACGTATCAAGATTTTGTTGTTAACTCTCACCATCAAGCGATAGCTAAGGCCTTAGAAAAAGTAGAGGCAGGTCTATGTAGACGCTTAATGATTTTTATGCCACCAAGACATGGCAAGTCTGAGTTAGCATCAAGACGGTTTCCTGCATGGTTTATGGGTAAGCACCCTAATCAGCCTATTATTACTGCCTCGTATGGACAAGAACTTTCGTCAGATTTTGGTCGAGAAGTACGAAATATAGTAGACTCACAAGAATATAAAGCTGTTTTTCCAGAAGTTACATTGTCTGCCGATGCATCTGCTGCCCATAAATGGAAGATAGAAGATCATAGAGGCGAATACTTTGCTGTAGGTATAGGGACTGCAACTACAGGGCGTGGTGCTAAGATTTTACTTATAGATGACCCTCATAAGAATAGGGAAGAGGCAGATAGTTTAATAGAAAGAGAAAGGGTTTGGGGTTGGTATAGATCTACTGCATATACTCGTTTAATGCCACAAGGTGCTATAATATTGATTATGACTCGTTGGCATGATGATGATTTAGCAGGACGACTTATTAAGCAAGCTGAAGGAGATCCTAATATACCTAACTGGGAAATTATTTCTCTTCCTGCAGAAGCAGGTCTTAATGATCCGTTAGGACGCAAAGAAGGGGAAGCATTATGGCCCGAATGGTATAATAAAGCGGATCTTTTAGAAAGAAAAGCTGTCTTAGGGCATCGTGATTATATGGCGTTGTATCAACAAGAGCCTACTATTAATGAGGGTTCGTATTTTCAACGTGAATGGTTTGGCGAATATGATCGTGATGAGCTACCCCCTACTGACTATTTACGTTTTTATGCGTGTAGCGACTATGCAACGTCTGAGCGTAAAGGTGCTGACTATACAGTGCATGCAGTTTTTGCACTAGATGCCCAAGACCAGATCTATGTTATAGATGTTTGGCGCGATAGAAAGCAGCCAAATGATTGGATAGAAGCTGCTATAGGGTTTATGCAACGATATAGACCTGTTGTTTGGGCTGAAGAACGAGGACAAATACTAAACTCTATTGGCCCTTTTTTACAACAACGCATGAAAGAAGAGGGTGTTTTTTGCTATAGAGAACAATATACCCCCTCAAAAGATAAAACTGTAAGAGCGCGATCTATACAAGGTAGGGCGCAAATGGGAATGGTTTTTTTCCCAAAAAAAGCTCCTTGGAAAAATGAGCTTATAGAAGAACTTGTAAAGTTCCCTGCGGCTAAACATGATGACTTTGTAGATGCTTTTTCTTTATTAGGGGTTATGCTTGACAATCTAAAAGGGGGTAAGCCAGAAGCTCCTCCTATGCAAAACCTTGAACCAAGAAACTTTACGTTTCAAGAAATGCGAGACAGGGCTAAGCGAAGAGCAAGAGGGTTGCGATCTGCAAGAGAAGCTCCTATAGCAGGATATCATGGACCTTTAAATATTCCAGACGATCAAAATTATTGGGAACTGTCAGATTCATAGCCAAACTATTAGCTTGCAGAAATAGTTGTATTCATATAAGTTTCTATTAAATAATAGATAGGAAATTACAATGCCTATTAGTTATCCAACTAATAAAGAAGATCAGTTAGCGTTTTGGACTCGTAGGTTAGAGCATGCAATAGAGTATTGGACTCCAGTATTTGAGCCTTCGCAGGTTCTTATTGATATGTATAACAACGATCCTGCTACAACTAGAGAACGCGAAACACAACGACTTAATGTTGGTGATTACAAAGATCCGGGTATTCGATCAAAAGCTAATGTAGTGTTTGGTCATATTGATCAGTCTATAGCTAATATGGCTGCACATAACCCTACTTTTTCTATTACCCCTACCTCTAAAGCAGGTATTGGCTCAGAAAGAGTTGTAGGTAAAATATCTAATTATTGGTATCGAGAAACTTCACAGTTACGGCACGATAAGCGCGTTCTTTTAGATGCCTATCTTTCTCCTTTTGGAGCAAAAAAGATTGGGTATAAAGCAGATATAGAAGCGCGTATGATATCAGATAAACTTCTTAATCCCGGACAAGTCATAAATAATCCTTATGACGAATCGTTGTATCTGATAGCAGGTGAGCTAACAACTGTAATGCAAGAACAAAATCATGTGCAGCATATAGAAACGCACACACAGTTTTTGCAACAACCAGATTTAAATCCTCAAGCTGCTGCTATTATTGAAGAACATATAGCAGACCATCAGTATTATTTAGAACATCACGATCCACATCGTAATACTTCAGTTAAATGGGAGTCTCCTTTTGGTTTGCATTGGAATGCAGGAGATGTCTTAATTGATCCGCTTGCTGCAGATGGGTTGCATGATGCAAGATGGGTAGCATTTAGAACTGTGCGGCATATTGATGAAGTGTTATACGATGACTCTTTAGACTCAAGAGATCTTGAACCTAACCATCGTATAGCAGGTGCGCCAGAAACTGAACCAGAAAAGTTTACTACAGATGATTTTGGTTTAGTTGAGTCGTATGAGATATATGCTCGTAATCATATTACTAATGAAAATACTAAAGAAAATCTTTGGATTGAAATAGCTCCGTATCACAACCGTTTTTTGCGTTATGAAAACGAATGGCCTGTACAATCATTAGAAGATTACCCTTTAGAAATACTGTCATTGCAAGATGGAGTTAATAGTTGGTTTACTAAAGGCCCACTTATTATGGGTGGTGCTGACTCTATGCAGTCAATGATGAATGAAATTTTAGACTCTTATATTTCAGTTATTAGAAAGCAAAAAAATCTATTCCTTTATGATCCTATGTTTATTAGAGAGGAAGAAATAGATGCTATCTTAGAAGCTGAAGATATGGAAGCGTTTGAAGTAGAGGGATTGGTGCAAGCACAGGGTCGTGCAGTGCAAGCTATACAGTTTGGTGATATTCCTCCAGAAAAAGGCGATATCTTACGGTTAGTCCAAAGTATGTTTGATCGGGCTAATGGAACTCCTCAACCTATTTCTTTGCCAAGAACAGATTCTGCAACTGAAGCAAATATACACGACCGAAGAACTACCGCTAGAGAAGATGAACGAGCAGAAAAATTTGCTCAATATCAAATAAGAGTCGCTCGCAAGTTTTGGCAAATGACTACTGAGTTTAGGCCAGAGCGATTATTTTTAATAGATCCAAAAGCAAAAGAAGAAGTTCGTATATCAGAGCAAATGTCTCAAGGCGAGTATTCTTTTGAGATTGATGTAAGTTCAGCAGCCACAGCTTTAGCAGTTGAACGCAAACAGCATATGGATTTAATTTCGTTGATGCAAAATTTAAATGCAACATTGCGTGAACAAAACAATGGCGTTGGACCTAATATTGGTGAGCTAGTAAAAGATCTTCTAATACGTGGCTATAGAATACCAGATCCAGAAAGAATTTTACCTTTTCTTAATATGGATGAAAATATACAGAATCAATTACAAGACGTAATTAATCCTTTAGCTACCGCAGAAGGTGGAGGATTATTGTCAGAGTCTATTGTTGCTAGCCTTGCACAGCAACCACCACAACCACAGCAACCGCAGCAACCGCAGCCGCAACAACAACCTCAGCGAGATATTAGAACGCAACCTGTTCCAAGAGCTTCTGCTATAGAAGGAGAAGCATTGCGAACAGATACCAGAGCTATGCAATCACCAAGACAAACTGGAGAAGGTAGATAATGCCAAGGCCTAAGAAAACTGTTGAACCTACGCTTGCGGAAAAAGTGCAAGACGGATACGAGTCGCTTTTAAATGCTAGGGTTTCAATTGGTGAACGTGACGATAAGCTATACGTTTTAAGTGAAGGCGAATACAATTACATAGCTAACATTTTAAAAGAAGTTATAGACGCAGGATAATTATTATGATGGGATTTGGCGAAGAAGAAACAAATGAGGTAGAATCTTCTAAAGGCCCAAACTCTATGGAAGAGGATATGGGTGCAAAGCTTGAATTAATACGTATGAAGATTCATGCTATTGAAGATCCAGAAGATGAAAGATTGCCAGAGCTTATTAAAGAGCGTAGACTTTTAGAAAAGACTATGTTTAAAAATAAACGCATGAAGCAAATTAAAGAAGATTTAGAGCGTCTGATGAATGATGAGTTTGATGATATGTCATTTATGCCAATAGGATATTAAAATGAACAATCCAAGACTTAAAAGGGTTCGCAAAACTCCAGAAGGAGCACCAATGCAACCCGATTCTGTTGGTGCAAGGCCAATGCCTAAAGGTCGTAATGCTAGTCCGTCAAGAACTACACGACCGCAGGTAGATGCTAAAAGCAGAGAACGTGCTGCAAAAGACTCAGCGATGGCTAAAGCATCGCAAGCATTAGATGTTCCAACTGAAGCGTTAGAAGGTTTTTCATTGGAAGAGTTGCAAGTTCTTCCAAAAGCAATGGCTAAATTAGATGCAGTATTATCAAAAGAAAAATCTTCTGAGCCTATAATGAAACGTGGCGTAAATCCTCAGATGGATGATGATTTAAAGCGTGAAATGACTATTAGACAGAAAAGAAGGTAATAAAACGATGCCTTTTTATGATTATTGTTGCAATACGTGCAATCTTCAAGTAGAAGAGCGAAGAGA